CTTGCAACAAGACCTCAAGCTAAGACTTTCATCTATGCTTTCCTCTACGGAGCAGGAGACGCTAAAATCGGAAGCATCGTCGGAGGAACGGCAAAAGATGGCAATGCGCTTAGGACACGCTTTCTACGAAATACACCTTCTCTTGAAGCTCTACGAGAACGAGTTGGATCTGCTTCTAGGAAAGGATACCTCATCGGACTCGACGGACGAAAGCTTTGGGTCAGATCAGAGCACAGTGCATTAAACACACTCTTGCAGTCTGCTGGTGCAATCATTATGAAACGTGCGCTGGTTCTGTTGGATGACTACGCAACGCAACACAACATTGACTACAAGTTTATAGGGAACATCCATGACGAGATACAATCGGAGGTGGCTACAGAACAAGCAGAGAAATTTGGCTGGCTCGCAGTGGAGTGCATCAAGGCGGCTGGGATTTCTTTTGAACTCAGATGCCCACTCGACGGAGAGTACAAAGTCGGATCAACGTGGGCAGAGACACACTGATGGATCAGCTTTGCTTTTTCGAAAATGACGATCTGGGGGCAGGCCACGGGAAGGTGTGTTCAAAGTGTGACCAGTACTTACCACTGGACGCTTTCAACATGGCTTCTGGAGGCAACTACCTCAGGGCTGAGTGCCGCAAGTGTAACAACGAAATGCAGAAGGTACGTAAACAGCTAAGAGAGAAACACGGGATGCCGCAGGAGGGCTATCACTGTCCTATCTGCAAAGGCTCTGAGGAGGACGTAAAGGGAAGAGGAAACACAAAGAACGGATCGTGGGTGCTAGACCATGACCACGAGAAAGAGACGTTTAGGGGCTGGTTGTGTCACAAGTGTAACAGGGCGCTAGGCGGCTTTGACGATGATCCTGATAAGCTGGAAGCGGCTATCAATTACTTAACTGGACAAAACGATGAATAAACTTTACTCACTGGTAGATGACATATACAAGGTGGTGTCTACCAAAGAAGTACCAGAAGACGTTGATCTGTACGAAGAGATTGACCGCTTTGGTGAGAACTGTAAGAAGCTCATGTCAAACCTGTTCACAGAGAAGCGTGACGGGCGCAAGTTACGAATGTCAAACATCGGGCGTGATGATCGTTACCTCTGGAACGTGGTTAACAACGCAGACGTACAGGAGGAAATGACTCCTAACACCTACGTTAAGTTTATGTACGGGCATCTGATCGAAGAGATGCTGTTGTTTCTAACCAGACTTTCAGGACACGAGGTGACAGATGAGCAAAAGCAGTGTGAAGTCGCGGGTATCACGGGGTCTATGGACTGCAAAATTGACGGTGTTGTCACTGATGTTAAGAGCACTTCCTCTTTTGGGTTTAAAAAATTCAAAGACGGAAGTTTGGCTTTTGATGATCCGTTTGGATATGTTGCTCAAATTAAAGGGTATGCACACTCTGAAGGGGAAACCAAGTTCGGCTGGTTAGCTATGGACAAACAGAACGGCCATCTAACGTACCTGATGTACGACTCTGAGGACACACAGGCTCCCGTGTACGAAAAGATTGGATACGACATAGAGGAGCACATCGAACGCATAAAAAAGCTAGTGGAGCAACCGGAAGCACCAGAGCACTGCCACGAAGTCGTACCAGATGGCAAAAGTGGAAACAAAAAGCTCGCAGTCGGTTGTTCTTATTGTCCCTACAAGTTTACCTGTTGGCCCGGAGTAAGAACATTCCTGTACTCAAGTGGACCCAGATACTTAACAGAGGTGGTCAATGAACCGAAAGTCGCGGAAGTCTAAACTAGGAAACTTTAGGTCGGAGTTTGAAAAAGATGTTGCCACGCAGTTACAACCATTTGGTTTTACGTACGAACCGTTCCAAGTCCCGTACAGGATCGAACGGAAGTACACCCCTGACTTTGTGTATGAACTCAACGGACGAACGTATCTCATTGAGTGCAAAGGATACTTTCGATCAGGAGACACGCAGAAGTATAGATCGCTCTCTCAGTGTCTCCCAGAGACGCAAGAACTCATCTTTGTACTGATGAAGCCTAATCAGAAAGTGAGTAAAAGTACCAAACTTACTATGGCAGAATGGTGTGACAAACACGGAATACTATGGTATAATATAGATACACTTAAGGAGTTGGTTGATTATGTCTCTGACACTAGAAGAAATTAAGGAGAAGCTGTTGCGGTTCTATGATCCTGACGATCTTCTGGAAGCACTACAGATCTCATCAGAAGAAATATTAGACAGGTTTGAAGACAAATTGTTGCGTAGGCTAGATGAGTTTCAAGAGGACTTAGAGGAAGAGGTCGATGCGGAATGAATGGACTTGGTATTCAGACTGTGAGATACGAAAACAAATCTGTGAAGAGCAGGGACACCATCCAGAAGAGTGTGTAGAGAAATTTGAGGAGTGCAGAAAAATGTCAATAGACGAAGCAACGCCAGCAGAGTGGAACAAAGTGTCTAAGACAGCAGTAGGCAAACTGTACCACCCGGAGGACAAGCACAATCCAGTGACGCAACCAGACCACTACAACAAGGGGGCGATAGAGGCCATTGAAGCAATCAAGGCGTCCATGCACCCACAGGAGTACAAGGGGTATCTCAAGGGGAACTGTCTGAAGTACCTCTGGCGTTACGAGTACAAGAACGGTGTAGAGGATCTACGTAAGGCCCGTGTCTATCTGGATTGGCTCATAAAGGAGATTGCCTTATGAAAGTAATCGACGGTAACTTTGGTAAGAAGGACACAAAAGTAAAGGACGTACCTACATCAGAGTTTCTTTCTGTGTTTGTAGGTAAAGCTATGGCGCACGAGGAAGAGGGACGAAAGGTAAAGGTGGCTGTTGTGATGTACGAAGACGGTGAGATGTTTGAGGTAGCGTCCAACGAGCAGTACCCTGACGGTGTGTACATGCTTTTGCAGATGGCAGGCCAAGCAATCATTAATGAAACACTAGGAGTAACAGAATAGATGGACGCATACCAGCAGTACATACACAAGTCTAGATACGCCCGTTACCTTCCAGAAGAAAAGCGTAGGGAGACTTGGGAAGAAACAGTAAATAGGTACATCAACTTTTGGGGCGATGATCTGCCAGAGACTGCACGTAAGGAGGTTTACGATGCTGTACACAATCTAGACGTAATGCCCTCTATGCGAGCACTGATGACCGCAGGAGAGGCGCTAGAGCGTGACAACGTAGCGGGATTCAATTGCTCTTACCTACCCATAGACCACCCCAAAGCATTTGATGAAATGATGTACGTGCTCATGTGTGGCACAGGCGTGGGCTTCAGTGTTGAGCGTCAGTACGTACAAAAACTACCGGAGGTTGCGGAGGAGTTCCATGAAACAGATACAGTTATCAATGTTGCAGATTCGAAAATCGGATGGGCGAAATCGTTTAGGGAGTTGGTATCACTGCTGTATTCAGGTCAAGTTCCCAGATGGGACGTTAGTCGAGTACGATCTGCAGGTTCCCCGCTTAAAACTTTCGGAGGTCGTGCAAGTGGCCCTGAACCTCTCGTCGAGTTGTTCCGATTCACAGTGGACTTGTTTCGGGAAGCTTCTGGACGAAAACTTAGCTCCATTGAGTGTCACGATCTTTGCTGTAAGATTGCTCAAATCGTCGTTGTCGGAGGAGTCAGACGAAGCGCCCTCATCAGCCTCAGTAACCTGACAGACGATAGACTACGACGATGTAAGCACGGGCAGTGGTGGGACGAAAACCCCCAGCGTGGTCTAGCGAATAACTCTGCGTGTTACACAGAGAAGCCCGACTTTGAAGCCTTTTTAAACGAATGGACAAGCTTATATGAATCACGATCTGGTGAACGAGGTGTCTTTAGCAGAGTGGCAAGTCAAAAGCAAGCTTCAAGAAATGAACGAAGAGATGCTACCTTTGATTTCGGAACTAATCCATGTAGTGAAATCATCCTCAGACCCTACCAGTTCTGCAATCTTTCAGAAGTTGTTGTTAGGCCACAAGATACACTCGCAAGCCTCAAACGAAAAGTTCGGATTGCGACTATCCTTGGGACTCTTCAGGCTACCCTCACAGACTTCCGATACCTCAGAAATATTTGGAGAGTAAACACGGAAGATGAGGCGCTCTTGGGCGTGTCACTGACAGGTATAATGGATCATCCGTTACTATCAGGACGGGAAGACAAGGCAAAGCTGAAGAAGTGGCTTACGGAGATGCGTAATGAAGCTATCGTTACTAACGAACATTGGGCTAAGACATTGGGTATTAAACCGTCTGTCGCAATTACTGCGGTTAAGCCTTCTGGTACTGTTAGTCAGTTGGTCGATTCTGCTAGTGGGATTCACCCTCGCTACAGCAATCAGTACATTAGACGAGTCCGTGCTGACTCTCGTGACCCACTTTGTGGGGTCTTAGAGGCCGCAGGAGTCCCTGTGGAGGACGATCTAATGTCCCCTAGTACACGGGTATTCTCCTTTCCTGTTGCGTCTCCTGAGGGCGCTGTGACAGCCTCAGAGATGGGTGCTATGGAGCAGTTAGATCTGTGGGAGATATATCAGGACTACTGGTGTGAGCACAAGCCATCCATGACCTGTTACTATCGTGATGAGGAGTTTCTAGAGGTGGGGCAGTGGCTGTACAACAAGTTTGACAAGGTAAGTGGTATCTCTTTCTTACCCTACTCAGACCACACGTACCAACAGGCTCCGTATGAACCTGTGGACAAAAAGACGTACAACCAGCTAGCTAAGGACTTTCCAAAGGAAATATCGTGGGATATAGAAGAGGCCAGCGATATGACTGAGGGGTCACAACAACTGGCCTGCACGGGGAATAACTGTGAACTATAAAATACTACTAGCTCTTTGGATTTTGTTTTCAGGGTGTACTGTTATAATTACATCCCAGCCTGAAATAGAGATCCCTCAAGAAATAAAGAAAACAGAGTAGCCCTCTGATTTACCTACGTCCTCTGGCTTGTCTTTCGGGTCATGGGGCGTAGGTATTCCCTGCGCTTGCATCTTCTTGACACGATCCTTTGACTTCTGACACATAGTGTGGTAGTCGTGGGATGTGTAGCTTACTGTGTGCTTATCGTTGTTATTGTTTTTCATTTTATCTCCCAGCATTAGCCGCTTTTTCTAGTTCTTTAAAAAGCTTAGGATCTTCCGCTTTTAGCTTTTCCAAAGCGCCTTCTTTGGCTTTTAAGTTTCTGTACAGAGCCGCCTTGCCCGATATGGGCATTTTACGTAAAGCTTCTTTTCTTTCCTCAGAAAACATTACTCCTTGAGGAACTACTGCCTGTCCTACAGCACCGGCCTGTCCTCCTGTTGTCATGGCTGTCGTTGCGCCTAGTGTTTCTGCAACTTCTCCTATAGAAGACACAGCCTCTCTTATCGCCGCCTGTCCCGCTGTTTGCCCTGCTAAAAGACGCTGAGTAACCTCACGAGCTAATATGTTAGCTCCTATGGAGCCTGTAACAATGGTAGACCCTATTTGTTCAGTTACTCTAGGAACAAATAACCCCATTGTTTGTCCAACTAGCGCAGAGTTAAACAATGCTTCAAAAACGCTAGGCTGGAAAGAACTTGGCATCATTTCTTTTAGGGCGTTAAGCTCTTGTTTAGCCCTAGCTATTTTACTATCAACATCAGCTAGTTGAAGTGTAAGCCGTTCCTTTTCCTCAGTAATTTTTATATCTAAATCTCGTCTTCCTGTGGCTTGCGCTCCTTGAACTTGTTTTTGCCTTTTTAACTCTGCAATTTTAGCATCTGCTTCTGCTTGAATTTTATCTCTTTGTTTTTGTAAAGTACTTGATAATTGCGCTTTATCTTTAATGGCCTGTCTTCTAACTTCATCGGCTTCTTTGTTCGCTAGTCCAAGTATGTTGTCTTTGTTTCTTTGTGTTGAAGCGGCTAAACTCTGGGCCTCTTCTTGCAACCTCCCCTGCCCTCTAGCAACAAACCTTTTGCTGTGTTCTTTTAATGCCGCTAAATAATCAGAGGCGTCAAAAGCACCCATTCTTGGTTTTCCGTCTGACGCTTTTACAATAGCACTGTCAACAAGGCTTCTTATGCTCCACGCAGTTTTATCAGCATTTAAAACAGCCAACTCTTGTTTATTCAAACCTAACTCAAGCAAATCATCAAAATACGTCTGAACTTCTGAAGCAAAGCGTCTCGTTGAGGTTGCTCCTTCGCTCAATCCACTAATCGCTTTACCTATGGTGCTTCTGAGTTGAACTAGGTCTTCTCCTGAAATAACACCGTCAGGGGCTTTCTTTGCGATTTGCTCCTTTATGTACGTTTTAACACTTGCTATGATGTTTGCTCTTTCGCCGCCGACCAACGCAAGATCCGCAAAATCATCTTCAATATCGTCAATAAATTTTAGCACACCGTCTGCATTTATATCATAAGTTTTACCGTTAGCTACTGTAAAGCCGTGTCTTTTCCACAAATCGTCTAAAAAAGCGTTAGCATCTTGGGGGTCCATCAAGCCTAATTCATTAATTTCATCGGCAGTGGCTCCGGGTGGCGCGGCTTCACGCAAGGCTTTACCGCGAAAAAAGGCGTTAGCTGAGTTTGTAGCCTCATCAGCTTGCTGAACAGCGATAGATCGTAAAACGCTGGGGTTTTGTTGAGCCAGCTTTAACTCCGCAATCTGATTATCGTAGTCTATTTTAGCTTGTCCTTTAGCCTCTTTTGCTAAATTTTTTAACTCTTCAATTTTATCCTGAATCCTTATTCCGGTTTCTTCTATAGACTCTACTGTGTTTCTTTTTATAGCCTCTTGTGCAGATTTGGTTTTTCTCCCTGCCTCTTGAACAGTCTTAGCTCCGTCTCTTTTAGCAGATTCTGTTGTTACAGCCCTTCCTGCCATGTTTCTAGCCTGCTGTTCAGACAGCGATCTACCGCCGTAAGCCTTTGAAACAACAGACCTGTAAACACCAGAAAGACCGTGGTCAGTAAACATTAAATTTATAAAGTCTTTACCTTCTCCCAACTGCTGTGCGAGCTTAGTTTCAGTAAAGAAATCGTAGCCTTTTTTTACACCAGCAAAAGCAAAAGGAACTGTTGCAGAAATACCCGCAGTAAGCAAAGCGTTTTTAGCCTTTTCTTCTTCAGTCTGGCCTTCGTAGCCTATCACACCGCCTTCTCCCAAGGCTAGTCCTGAAGCGGCTACGGGGGTCGGGACTTTAGAAAGAAGTTGAGCAGTGGTCGGTAGTTTATTAGGAAGAAGTTTAGAAAGTGTACCACCACTCTGCTGTTTACCTAACTGTGCCGCAAGTAAAGCGGCTTCATCAGAAGTTTGAGCAACAGCAGGGCCTAGTTTAGAGGCTACTTGAGCTTGCGCTTGCCTCGCTAAATCTCCTTGCCTAAGACGAGAGCCTTGAGATATTAACTGCCCACCTTTTATCGACACAGGAGACAAAACACTACCAGCAATGTTAGCTGTCGTAGATAATACAGGACTTTCTTCAGCAAATCTTGCGGATTTAGCTTCTTCTTCAGTTAAAATTTGCTCTCTTAATTCTGATACAGAAACATCTTTAAACGCCTCTGGCTCTAGTACTTTGACAATAGCGGCTGAAATGTAGCTAGATACTTCTTCACCTTTGTTTAACCACATACCATCAATAAAAGCACGAGCAGTCATAAACAAATCTTCAGCGGTAATAGAATTAGAATCAACTTTTTCTACATAAGACTGAAGATGTTCTGCCGTGTATTGCTCTTGACGTTCGATTGGTCCCATAGCGTCTACAGCATAGGGATTAGAAAAACCAACCCCAGCACCTAAAGAAGCATACGGGTTGTCTTCTGATATTTCTTCATCCGTAAATACACTTTTAGCCATGTTATTACCCTTAGCGGTAGAACTTAGGAACGAATCCCAAAACTTCTGAGACTTGTTTAATTACTTCTCTCTCAGCGTCAATAGCTTCTTGTTCGGTTTTAGCGTTTGCTATTCTTTCTTCTATGTCTCTACGAGCCTTTTGCATTATAGAAGCGTACTTCTGTTTTTTATCTTCAAAACCAACCATAGTAGCGTCTAGACCAGCGTCTATCTGTACTTGTAAATGCCTGTCAGCAACAAGCGCCATGTCGCTAGATGCCGCTAAAATTCTCTCTTCTGCCTGTAAATATCTAAGCATTTCGTCTGCTCCTGCCTCTGCCGCAGGAAAACCTTGAGAGAATATTCTAACATCAGTGTCTGAAGCCACACCGGGAGGAAGTGAGTTAATAATGTCTGTGTTTCTGGTTCTCAAGAAAGCTGTCTTAGCTTCTTCTTCAGCATCTCTTAAGCCAGCAACATCTAAAACAGAAGTCCTCCAATCACTAAGAATACCAGTGGTTTTTTTAGTATTAAAAAGTTCCTGCTGTAGCTGTCTGTTCCTCGCTAAACCGATAGAAGCTTTTGTAGATTCTGCTGAAATTTCGTTGTTTCTTTTTTCTACATTAGATCCTACTGATCCCCTTCCTTCAGACTTGGTAATTAGCTCTAGCTGACTATAATCAATACTTCCGTCTCCTTGTACAGCGTCTTGAATTGAACTAGGAGTGTACTTGCCTGTCTGTGCTAACTCAAAGGCTTTGTCCGTCTTTTTTCCTGTTTCTCCATCGGGTAAAAACTCTCCCTTTTCTGTGTCTAAAACTCTATTTCCTACAACTTTATATCTGTCTTTTGGTTCCTTCAAAATTTGTTCTGAGTACTGACTTGGGGTTATTGCCCTAGTTTTAAGAAGTTCAAAAAGTTTCTTTTCTTTTTCTGTTGCTTCCTGTTTAGGATTGCCTTTTTCATCAAAAACGCGATCTCTTGCATCCTCTAGAACTCTGCGAAAAGTAACAGCCTCATCAAAAGCGGTATCTGTTTCTCCTCTTGCCGCTTTTAGAGCATCGTAACGACCTCTAGCCCTTTCAACAGATTCTTCAGTAGTAGCCATTCTTTTTTCTTGAGCAGAAGTAGCCTGAGTAGCCGCATTAGTAAACGCTTGGGCGGCATCTTTGTCACCTCTAGCGAGGTACTCTTGTGCTAACTGCTGAAGCCTAGCGGGGTTATTCGCGTTCTCTTGGAGCAACCTCTGGGTTTCTGCCTGTTTAGCTTCAACATCTCTGTTTAACGCCATAATACCCGGAATCTGACCAATATTCTGGCCCACCTGAGAATATGCCTGTGCGCGAGAAGGATCAAGCATACCACGGAGCATCATTTGTGAAAATTTAGCCATCTTAATTCCCCTTAAAACAAATCAAACAGCGGTATGCTGTACGCCCCGCCGTCACCCTTAACCGGACCAAGTAGTCCACCCAAGAGTCCAGTACCAAGGCCACCCAACAGATTAGCTCGTGCTTGTTCTGCTACCAATCTAGCCTCAAGACCACTCATCATTGTCTCACCGTACTGCCCTGCACCAAACAACTGTCCTGCTTGGGCTTGTGATTGATACGGTTGCATGGCTTGCTGTAGTTGCATCAACTGTGTCTGCGGTACGTAAGCACCACCCAGAGAAGCCATAGCTAAGTTCTGTTGTGCCGCACGTTGGGCCAAGTCTGTTTGAGACAGTTGACTACCCATTCCGGTAAACGCTTGAGCCTGTTCCGCTTCTTGTGCTTGTTCTGCTTGTGCTTGAGACATAGCCTGTAGCATCGCAGTGTTCCTAGCCTCTGCTTGGGCTTTTTCCATTGCCATTGCTTCTGGAGTACCACCAAACATGGAAGTACGGACACCTAAGCGCCCTTGTGAAGCCAAACGCTCTTCTAGTGCTAAACGCTGTCGTTCTTCTTCAGGCGTCTGTGTTGCCCTAATACGGTCATAAATCGCAGACTCACGCGAGGACATGTCATTGGTTTTAAGGCGGTTCATTATGTCTTGGCCTAAACCAAACGATGTAGTCGCGGCTATTTGCCCTGCGGTTTGACCGTAAGGCGTTGCGCCTAGTTGAGTTTGAGCACGAGTTAGCATTGCGTTCTGAAGGATTGTTTCTTCAGGAGACAAAGTGAACGATGTAGATATATTGCCTGTCTCTTCTCCCGTAGCAGGATCAACCGTTGACTTTGCCCCAAACCCGCTTCCCGCTATTGTAGAAGCAACAGTAAACGGCCTGAACTGAGACATAGACAGAGCATCTTGTGCTAAACCAATAGCACCCGGAACTCTAATCTTTTCTCCAGTTACAGGGTCTGTTACTTCTGTACCTACTAAAGACTGCTCACCAATGTCGCCTAGTCTTTTGTACTCTTCAGCACTAAGTAAGCCACCCCCGATAACACCGCCTATCCCTAATAGAGCTTTTAACCAATCATCCATTAGTCCGTACCTCTGTCGTTGTTATAATCTGTAATTGTCATCATAGCGTTTTACCTATCAGTGCTAATACGTTCATCTCTTGTATAGACAGTGCGTAACCGTTAATATCTGTCTCAAGACCCACAGTAATTACTGATCCGTAACCTGTAGTATTAATGGAAGACCTGTTAATTGTAATAGCTTCCTCAGAGTACTCAGCAAGGCTGTATTCAGACTGCCCGTAAAAACCCGGAATAGCACTGCTTGTCTTATATGAACTAGTACTAGGTGCTGTTGAAAAATCATAAGACCACTTAAGAAAAATGTCTGCGTTGTTACCACCTATTAACGTAGGCCGTATCTTTTTTAACATTTTAATTTTAGACGGATCACCAAAAGACAACGCAGGACTAGAGTACCTAAACCGATAAACATTTCCGTTGTCCGTGTAACCGGAGTAAACTCCTAAGCCGTCTGTAGTTCCTATATAAACATCTCCGTTTCTGTCTCTATGAAAACTTTTGAAGTCTACACTAGGCCAGCGTGTTACCCTGTACGCACCGTTTTCTAAAGTAGTCCTTACATCAAAACAGTACACGAGGCTGAGATTAGGAAAGCACAGAAGATAAAAATAGTTCTCAGGACTATACACTGTACTCACTGGTTCTGTTTTACCCAGCGTGTTAGCAATAAGTTCCTGCTTGATGTTTCTGCTCAAGTCAGTAATAGGCAGGGACTTCTCTTGTATAGCGCGTCCCAAGCTTCTAAGACCTGTTTGAGTCAAAAACAATAAGTCTGTTCCTATGTTCTGTACACTCTTTCTGTCTACNCAACCGACACCGGGAATGGTGTCCTGTAGCACCATAGACGCGGGACTATCAGCACCGCTGTAAACAATTGTGTTATTCTCACCAAAAACCACGAGTAGCCCGTTGTGAGCCGCTAGAGCTACAACCTTGTCAAACCCGTTAGGCCACGCTTTAGATACATCAATAGATCCGCTAGAACCACTACTAAAATTGTGTCCTGTCAGAAGATCCGACCAGTAGATCGTGTTGTCATCAGTAGCGTTACCTACGCACCATACGCGCCCGTAAGCACCGATAGCCTCGTGAGAGTACTGATTAGCTGTTACGTGTGCGCCACCGACAGCAGACATTTTTGTCACTGCGCCTAGTGCATTGCTGTACACAAGAGGCTCGTAGCCACGCTGGAAGAAGTAAGCATGGTCGTTAAAGTTAAATATCTTCCAATCGTTAGCACTAATTGTGTAAGACCCCGGCGTAGCGTCAGACAGAGTAGTTGTACCTGTCATAATCTTGTTGTTACCAGTACTAAATATTACCTCGTTACCAGCAGTGTCATAGAACTCGTGTATGTTGTGAAGGTAGTCAGTACCTAACACAGTTTTGTTTGTGGTAGAAACAGTATTACCTTTGCGAGACGCTAGGCGTCCACCTCTGTCAATAATAGCGTTATCTGCAACATCTGCAAAAGACGTATCTTGAGCTAGTGGAGAATCCTCTGTGTTGATCCCTTTAAACGCAGGAGCAACTAAGTTAATGCTTTGTAGTGGCTGGGCCATACGTACTCCTACGGGGTGTAAAAGATAGTTTCTTCAGGATGCTTTTGTGCGTCCATAGCGATAGCATCAGAAAGGTACTTGTCAGCAATAGCAAAGTACTCAGGGGTAGACGTACCGCCTGTCTCCCCACGCTCACGAGCCAACAGAGCTACTGCCATGTGAATCACAGGCTGACTAGGAATAGCTAATGTGTCAGAGTCAGCACTTAAGGCTACGTTCCTTATGACGCTCTTGACCTTGATAGAGTACACACCATCAGGCTTAGGGTACACATCAATCTGTGCGTCACCAGAGCCGTCGATGCCGCTAAAGGTGTAGTACTGTGGAGCACCAGACGCAGGAGTGTTGACAAAAAACTTATCGTCAAACCAAGTCTGCGGTCTGTACTCCATTACAAGATTAGACGTATCGTTAATGATATTAAGAATCTTGCCTTGGTCTTGGTATCCCGTAAGGGAATACGTGTAGTCATCAGCCGCCGTGGTCAGCGTAAGGGTAGACCTAAGATTAGACCAATCCCAAGCGTTTTCCACGAGTTGCTTTGCGTCATTGATAAAGTCACCAACCATAGTACTGTACGTATTAGCGCTAACGGTAGTTACTTCGTCTTCTCTAAGACGCCTCAGTACGTTGTTTACTATGTTTAAATAGGTCATACCATACCCTCAAACAAACTTCTTTTAATTAGGCTGTCTAGTTCTGCCATATAGTCTTTTTGTGGTGCTGGAGGAGCCGCTGGCAAAGGCTGGGGCGTGTAATCTATGCCAGCAATAAAAGGACTAAAGGCTCCCATACCACCGCCTCCGCCACCGCCGCCACCACCGCCGGTACTACCACCACCTCCACCGGGACATTCTTCAGGATTAGCCGCCGC